GGTGAGCGGAGGCACTTTGCTTTTTTAGTTATAATAAAGTTATAAGGGAGATCATCAAAGCGACCTAATAATTCGGCAGGAAATGAGAACAAAATGACAAGCCAAGCAGAATTAGCCGTAAAACTGAACATTAGCTATACAAATCTGTCCAAAATGATTTCTGCGGGCATTCTAACAAAAATGCCGCGCGGAGAATACGACGTTGAGAAGGCCACCATCGAATACATCGATCACCTGCGCGAGAGGGCGGCGGGCCGAGGGGCTGATCTGTCGGAAGAACGGGCTAGATTGGCTAAAGAGCAAGCTGATGGTAAGGAGATGGAGAATGAGGTCTCGCGCGGAGAGCTTGTTCACATCAAGGATGTCGGCAAGAACCTAGAGAGGGCTTTGGTTAAGGTCAGGAACCGGCTCCTTGCTATTCCGACTGATGTTTCGCAGGAGGTAATGACTTGTGATACGGTGTCTGAAGCGCAAGAGGTTATCGAACGCGCAATACTGGGAGCATTGAATGAGTTGGTCGGATTCGATCAAGAAGAGGCAGGCGAAACGGTTAACGGATCATTTGGATGATGTGATCGCCCAATCACTCAGGCCGCCGCCAAAGCTAACCGTGAGCGAATGGGCCGACACATATCGACAGCTTAGTAGAGAGAGTTCAGCCGTATCTGGTCAGTGGTCAACGTCAAAGGCTGAATATCAGCGCGGAATGATGGACGCAGTATCTGACCCGCGCTATGAGACGGTGGTTCTTATGACATGCGCTCAGATTGGCAAAACGGAGTTGGTTAACAATGTTATTGGATATCACATACATCAAGACCCTGCTCCGATTCTGGTGGTCCACCCAACGGTCGAAATGGCGAACGCGTGGTCGAAAGATCGGCTCTCGCCTGCGATCCGTGACACGCCGGTTCTTACGAGACTGATTGCTGACCCGAAAAGCCGTGATTCTGGCAACACCGTCTTGCATAAATCATTCACTGGCGGGCGTGTGACTGCATCTGGGGCTAACAGTCCTGCGTCTCTGGCCAGTCGCCCGTGCCGACTTATCCTTATGGATGAGGTTGATCGCTTTCCTCTGTCAGCGGGATCGGAAGGTGATCCAGTCGGGTTGGCGAAACGTAGAAGTGCTACATACTACAACCGCAAGATAGTCCTGGTCTCAACGCCAACTGAAACTGGGTCTTCTCGTATCGCGGCGGCATACGAAGAGAGCGATCAGCAAAAATACTTTGTCCCATGCCCCCATTGTGGCGAGCATCAGGTGTTGAAATGGTCCAATGTCAAATGGAATGACAACGATCCTTCTTCTGCTCATTACGTTTGCGATGAGTGCGGGTCTGTCTGGACTGAACTAGACAGAAGTCGTGCGATCCGGCGAGGAGAATGGAGAGCCACGGCGGAAGCCAAGGGCAAGGTGGCGGGCTTTCACCTGAATGGCATCTATTCGCCATGGACACGGCTAGAAGACGCCGTACAGGACTTCTTAACCAGTAAATCTGACCCAATGCGGTTAAAAACATTTGTTAACACCTTTCTCGGTGAGACCTTCGACTCGGAGAGAGGTGAGCAGCTAGATGAAATGGATTTGATGAACCGGGCAGAAGACTGGGGCGGCGACATTCCAGAGGAAGTTCTGCTCATCACGGCGGGCGTGGATACCCAGGATGATCGGTTGGAAGTCGAGCTAATCGGATGGGGGCGCGGGGAAGAGAGCTATTCTCTGGCCTATCACACGTTATATGGCGATCCATCAACGGCTGAACTGTGGCTGCGGCTAGATGATGTGCTAAAAACGCCATTTGACCACCCGATTACAGGTGAAATGGTATGCCGCTCGGCTTGCGTTGATAGTGGTGGCCACTACACTCAACAGGTGTATAATTATTGCCGGACCAGGGTTGGCAGAAGGATATTCGCCATCAAGGGTGTTGGCGGAGAAGGTCGGCCTATCGTTGGCAGACCATCTAAATCCAACATTGGTAAGGTCAACCTGTTCCCGATTGGTGTTGACACTGCCAAAGAGGTTGTCATGGCCCGACTTCGCATAAAGGAACCGGGCGAAGGCTATTGTCACTTCCCAACCGGGAGGTCTGAGGAATATTACCGCATGTTGACAAGCGAGAAAAGAGTAGTCAAATACTACAAGGGCAGACCTAAAAATGAATGGGTCAAGACGAGAACGAGGAACGAAGCGCTCGATTGCCGCGTCTACGGAACGGCTGCGCTGTCAATCCTGAACCTCAATCTTGAGTCATTGTATCGAAAGGGTTTGCGGACAGAAGTTCGGGAGAGCGATAAATCTAAGCGGCGTCCAGTGCGTCGGGTCAAAGACAACTATGTGATGAGGTTTTGATGGCAAACCAGTTTGACGCAGCCTCCAGCCCGACCACAGAGCCGTTGCAGATTGTCGTTGGTGACTTCATCCAATGGCGGCGCACCGACCTCTCTGAAGATTATCCGAATGATGCTTATACTGCCACATATGTTGCGCGGATCACGGCGGCTGGATCATCTGAGATAACTATCGTTGGGTCAGCCTATGGCTCTGATTATTTATTCAATGCAGCAAGCTCCGTCACTGAGGACTTCACAGCAGGCTTTTATCCCTGGCAGTTAGAGATCGCGCAGATTGGCGGCTCTGAGAACAGGGTTGTCGTTGATCGAGGCACCTTCACCGCGATTGTTGATCTCGATGTAAACGGAACTGACCCTCGCACACACGCTGAAGTGATGATCGACAAGATCGAGTCAATCATAGAGGGCAAGGCTGATTCCGACGTATCGTCTTACTCTGTAGCTGGTCGGTCGCTGACCAAGATGTCGTTTGATGAGTTGATCTCTGCTCGCGACACATACAAGAGAGAGCTTGTGGTTCAGTTGCAGAAAGAGCGAGCCAGTAGAGGCAAGGATACCGGCGCGACCATTAAAGTGAGGTTCGACGCATGGGCTTAATGGATGTGTTCAAGCGCAATAAGGCTGTAAAGTCCAAGCGCAGCTATCTTGCTGCATCGAAAAGTAGGATATTCGCCGACTTCAACGCTTCGCAGAGGTCGCCTGACTCTGAGATCAGGTGGTCGCTTGTTGATATGCGAGCCAGGTCCAGAGACCTTGAGCGTAACAATGAGTACATGAGACGATATCTTCAGTTGCTGAGGACCAACGTCGTAGGCGAAGGGGGCGTTCGTCTCCAATTGAAGGCACGGAACGCCGATAATTCATTAGACATTGGTGGCAACAACATCATCGAGGGCGCTTGGTCGGAGTTCTGCCGACTTGGTGGCCCGACTGTTGATGGCCAGATGTCCATGATTGACCTTCTGGTCCATATCGTTTGCTCCTGCGCTAGGGACGGCGAAGTGTTCCTACGCATCATCCGGCGGCAAGACATGCGGCATGGCATCGGGTTTCAGGTGCTTGAGCCTGATGTCATCGATGAGCAGATGAATGAAATCTATCGCGGAGAGAACGAAGTCCGCATGGGTGTTGAGCTTGATAAGGTTACGCGACGGCCTGTTGCGTACCATGTTCTGCTCAACCATCCGGGAGACTATGATTATACCACGCTCTCGACAGGCAAGAAGCGTGTCAGGATACCAGCATCTGAAATGATGCACATCTATCGACCGGATCGGGCGGGTCAAACGCGCGGTGTTCCCTGGTCGGTTTCTGCGATTCCATCACTCAAGATGTTGTCCGGTTACATGGAGGCAGAGCTTATCGCGGCCAGAACTGCGTCAGCAAAGATGGGCTTCTTCGTTAGTCCATCGGGCGATGAGATGACGGCGGATGACTATGAAAATGACTTCACCGCAATCTACAGCGCGGAACCAGGAACCTTCCACCAGCTACCAGCCGGGGTAGATTTCAAACCATATTCTCCCGACCACCCGACTTCTGCCTTTGCAGAGTTCGAGAAGGCCATCTTGCGGGGGGTGGCGGCTGGCCTTGGGGTTTCATACACCTCGCTGGCCAACAATCTGGAAGGAACATCCTATTCATCCATCAGGCAGGGTGCGTTAGAGGAACGAGACAACTATCGTGTCCTTCAGCGTTGGTTGGTAGATCACTTCCTCGATCCGGCGTATCGCATGTGGCTGGATCATGTGATGGACTTCCGGTTGATACCGATATATGGGCCAACCAAGTATTCCAAGTTCACATCATCAGTCACATGGAAACCTCGCGGGTTCCAGTGGGTTGACCCGCAGCGTGAGATGAACGCTTCGATTGCTGGGCTACAGAACGGCATTCTGAGCCATAGCGATGTTGCAGCGCAATATGGACGCGATGCAGAAGAGACCTTTGCTGCGATCCAGAGAGACATGCAGGCGGCTGAACAGTACGGCTTGACCATGGCATATCAGCCGTTCGGCGATAAACAACCAGTCCCAGCCGAAGTGGAGGGTGATGATGCCGAAGTCGTATAAACCCACGCAGGGCATGAAGACTGCTGCTCAAAGAGGCCTAGACTTCCGGCGGGAGCATGGGCGAGGTGGGACTGCTGTTGGGATCGCCAGGGCGAGGGATATTGTGAACAGCAAAAACCTGAGTGCTGATACGGTTAAGCGTATGCACAGCTTCTTCAGTAGGCATGAAGTAGACAAGAAGGCAGAAGGCTTCAGGCCTGGGGAGAAGGGCTATCCGTCAAATGGGAAGATTGCCAATTTGCTATGGGGCGGTGATGCGGGTCAGTCTTGGTCAGCCAGGATAGCCAAGGCCTTGCGCGAGGATGATCGTGCTGACATTGACTTTGACGAAGAAAATGATGATGGTTTGAGTGCAACTGAGCGAGCCGAGGCAGACATGGAAGAGCATGAAGAGACTGAGGTCGAAGAAACCGCTGAAGAAGTGGTTGAGGCGGTCGAAGAATCAGAGATCGAAGAGGCCATCGACGAAGAGTTCCGACTTGATGAGTCAGAAGTAATTCACCGTTCTATGTCGTTTGATGATGAATCAGTCGATGTAGATGGTCGGCGTGTCAGAGTGGCCCTGTCATCAGAGGCCCCCGTTGAGCGCTCGTTCGGCACCGAAATTCTGGATCATTCTGAAGACAGTATTGATCTATCCTTTATGGCATCAGGCCGCGCGCCGTTGCTAATTGACCACGACCACACAAAGGTCGTTGGAGTTATTGAAGATGTCTCGCTAGAGGGGCGGCGTCTCCGCGCCACGGCTCGTTTTGGAAAGAATGGGCTGGCGAAAGACATCTTCGATGACGTTGAAGATGGTATCAGGACCAACATCTCGGTCGGATATCGCATCAACAAAATGGACAAGGACAGCAAGGGTCATTACCGGGCTACGTCTTGGACACCTCTTGAAGTGAGTTTTGTCGGAGTTCCTGCTGATACCAGCGTCGGTTTAGGCAGAAGCGAGCAAAGCGATCTTAGCACAACTGAAGATAAACCCATCCAACAGGAGATCAGAGTTATGTCTGACGAACTGAACATGGATGCCGTGCGAGAAGAAGCTGCTCGCCAAGCATCCAAAGATACAGCCGAAATGTACCGGCTGGCTGAAAAGCACAATAAACGTGGCCTTGCTGATGAAGCAGTTCGCGAGGGCAAATCCCTCACCGAGTTCTGCATCGAGCTTGCCCGCGATCTTCCCGGCAACATGCCTCTCGACACGGTTGAGGTTGGCCTCGACAAGAAAGAGGTTCGCCAATACTCGCTGATGCGGGCTATCCGGGCTATGGCAAACCCCTCTGATCGTCAGGCCCAGCGCGCTGCTGAGTTTGAGTTCGAGGTTTCTGCTGCTGCACAGGCTGCAAGCGGTCGCGAAGCATCTGGTCTGATGATTCCTGATGACATTCTTGGCCGGTGGTCAAAGCGTGATGTCAACACCACCGACGATTCTGGCATGATTGCTCAGGACTTCCGTGGCGGTGACTTCATTGATGTCCTCCGCAATGCCTCTTCTGTAATGGCTGCTGGCGCTACGGTGCTTGCTGGTCTGAAGGGCAATGTCGCAATCCCATCCAAAAACACCGCTTCTACGGCGGCATGGATTGCAACTGAAGGCGGCGCGTCCACCGAATCAGAGCCAGTTCTAGGTCAGGTGACGATGGCCCCAAAAGTAATTGGGGCATTTACGGATATCACTCGATTGATGATCCAACAGAGTTCTTTGTCGATTGAAGAGCTTATCCGCAATGATCTTTCGGCAGGCATTGCTCTGGCGATTGATAATGGCGCGCTTCAGGGTTCTGGCTCTTCTGGCCAGCCTACTGGTATTAAAAACACCACAGGCATCAACGCCCCAACGAACTTCGCGGGCGCTGTCCCGACTTTCGCTGAAGTTGTTGCCATGGAGACGGCAGTTGCAGAGGATAATGCCAACATGGGCAGCCTCGCATACATCCTGCCAGCTTCCATGTATGGCTCGCTGAAAACCACGGCCAAGGACTCCGGTTCTGGGCAGTTTGTGGTTGAGCCGGGTGGCACGATCAATGGTCGTCAGGCGATTGTTTCCAACCAAGTCACTGCTGGTGATTTGTACTACGGGAATTTCGCCGATTGTCTCGTTGGGCTTTATGGTGGCCTCGATATCACTATCGACCCATACAGCGCGTCCAGCACAGGAACCGTTCGGATCGTTGCATTGCAGACTGTAGATGTTGCAGTTCGACATGCGACATCCTTCGCGTTCAACAACGACGGCTAATTCAGCCAGGGGGGGGTGGAGAAATCTGCTCCCCCGCTTTACTGGAGATAAAATTTGCCATACCTCGTTC